GATAAAGATGCAAATTTTACAGGATGGGTACTATAAAAGAAACATACAAGCCAAAAGAAACTAACGTAAAAAAGTTAGAGGTATTTTTAAACAAACTAAATAAAGACAAATAATGGCTTTAGACTTTACACATATAAAAGGAGATACATTTGAAGCAGTAAACTTTCAAATGCTTGTTAATTCGGTAGCATTAAACTTAACAGGTTGCACGTTAAGAATGCAATTAAGAAAAGAATATGGAGGAGTAATATTTTTATCTTTAACTTCAGTTGCAAGTGCGGGAATAACAATTACAACTCCTGCTTCTGGTTTATTTAGAATTAATAGACAAATAATTAATATTGATGCTGCTAATTATATTTATGACATTGAATTAATTAAAGCAGATGGTACTGTTAAAACATATATAAGTGGTAATTTTTCAATAACTAATGATGTAACTCGATAATGGCAAACGATATAATAGATATTAATGTTTATGAAACAACTGAAACAGTTGCAATAACTGTGAATCCAAATTTAACGACTGTAAATATAAATCAAATTACTTCATCAAGTGGTGGTGCTAATTTAACAACTTCACAAACCTCAAGTAATTTTACTATTAATAGCGATACAGGAACAGATGCAAGTGTGCCTTTAGGAAATGGTACTTTAGCAGGTGCTACTTTAAATGATTATACTACTGCTGAAAAGAATAAACTTGTAGATACTTATACTAAAGGAGAAGTTGATACTAAAATTACCGATTCAAACTATTGGACAAAAACAGGGAATGATATAAAGAATAATAATACAGGAAATGTTGAAATATCAGGAACAAAAACAGCAGTATCTAATTTAGCACAAGGAGCAATTATATCTACTGTATTAAATTCTTCTGCAAATAACGATACATTAGTTGGCTTAGATATTAAAACTACTTTTAATACAGGAAGTTTTACAGGTTCTTCAAAAAGATTATTTAAAATTACCGCAGATAATAAATTAAGAACTGAGTTAAGAAATGATGGCACACAATTTTGGTTTTTAAATGATGGTAGTGGAGAAGTTGGATATATTCAGTATGGTACTCCTACCGGTGTGCCTGGAATCCAGTTTTTTAATAATACAGGAACAGGCAGGTCTGATATTAAACATATAACAACTGGAGGAATTATAATTGCACCAGGAACTACAAGTTCAATTCCAACATCTCGATTTTGGTTTTATCCAACAGGAAATTTTGGAATAAACCAATCAACGGATGCAGGATATAGATTAGATGTAAATGGAACAACAAGATTAAACGGTATTGTAACTGCTACTGCATTAGTAAAATATAATTCAAATTTATCATCAAGTTATGACGATAGAACATTAGTAGATAAAGGATATGTAAACAACACATTTGTTCCATATACAGGAGCAGTATCTGATGTAAATTTAGGAGAATTTGGTATTCAATTAGGTAATTTAGAGTTTGATAACACACCTACTAATATTCCTACTACTGCTGGTTCAATGTACTATAATGATTCTGATGGCACATTAGATTTAATATTAAAAGGTGGAAATGTTAAATTACAGATAGGTCAAGAATCAGTTGTAAGAGTTGTAAATAAAACATCTACAAACATAGATTTATTAGAAGCTAACTATCAAGCGGTAAGAGTAACAGGAGCACAAGGACAAAGATTAAAAGTTGATTTAGCACAAGCTACTAATGATGTATTAAGTGCTGAAACAATTGGATTGGTTACTGAAACAATAGCAAATAACGCCGAAGGATTTATAACCACAAGTGGATTAGTTAGAAATATTAATACAACGGGTTCTTTGCAATCAGAAACGTGGTTAGATGGAGATGTTCTTTATTTAAGTCCAACGGTTGCTGGTAGAATAACAAAAGTAAAACCAATTGCTCCAAATCATTTAGTTATAATTGGATATGTAATTTCGGCACACGCAACACAAGGAACTATTTTTGTCAAAGTAGATAACGGTTATGAGTTAGACGAATTACACAATGTAAAAATAGATACTGCTACAAATAACGAAGTTTTAGCTTATACTTCTGCAACAGATATATGGGAAAATAAAACACCTTCTGAAGCGGGAATACAACCTACATTAGTTTCAGCAACAAATATAAAAACAATAAACGGAAATACATTATTAGGAAGTGGAGATTTAATTATATCAGGTACAGGTATATCTTCACTAAATGGATTAACAGGTGCAACACAAACTTTTAGTATACTCACTAATTTTTCAGGTTCTCCAAGTTTTGTTTCAAGCGGTACAAATCATCAATTAAGATTGCCTACTGCATCATCAGGCGTAGATTATGGTTTAGTAACAAATGGAAGTCAAAATTTTGGTGGTACAAAAATATTTGTATCTAATCCAGAAATTCCTGTTCCTGTTGGAAATACTACATCCTGTATAGTTTTAGGTAGTGCTGGCGGTGGAGGTGCAACAGGTACATTACAAATAGGAAGTACTACTTTATATCCAACTGCATTAGAGATGCAATATGTTAAAGGTGTTACAAGTTCTGTTCAAACACAGTTAGACAGTAAAGCAAGTGGACTTGATGTGGCAGAACAAACTTATAGCTTGTCGCCTACATTTACTGGAACTGCACCAACAATTATTTCATCAAGTACATATCAATGGAATCAAGTAGGTACTTTAGTAACTGGTAGAGTAAATTTAATTTATACTACTGCTGGAAGTATTTCACAAGTTGCTATCCCATTACCTGCTGATATGCCAACTCCATTAAGTCCAACTGGATTGACTGGTGCTTTAGATGTTTTATATTACGGTGTAGGTATGTTTAACGCATTAACAACTTCGGTTGCGACTGTTGGTAGAACTTGTCTTTTAAGAAGAAATGTAACAAATACTGGATATGAGTTTGTAATAACACATTCATCGGCAGTATCATCTAGAGTAATATCATTAACCTTACAATACTTTACATAATGAAGCATATAAGACAAATTAATTCCGTAGGAACAAATAGCTACACAATAGTAAATTTAGACAATTATGTAGGCGAGTTAGAAAACCATCCAATATTAGTTGAGTATTCAGATTTATTTGAAATTTCAGAAGATGAATTACCCGCATATATACAATATGTAAATTATGAATAATATAGACAAAATATTAAATAAGATTATATCACGCAAACTAATGGTATTTGTTATAGCTTGTTGTGCATTATTCGCTGGGGATTTAACTTCTCAAGATTGGGTAGTAATAGCTACTGCTTATGTAAGTATTCAAGGATTTACGGATATTGTTGCAAAATTAAAAAGTTAGAATGGAGTCAATGAAATTATATATGCTTAATTCGTTAGCATTGGTTATTACGTTTACTAACGTAGAAAATATATTAAAATTAACTCTTTTAGTGTTATCTATTATATATACAGGTGTTAAAATTTACGAATCATTTAATAAAAAAGTAAAAGATGAAACTTGAAAATAAAGGTTATATGATGATTTGTGAGTTTGAAGGCTTTAGTGCTAAACCTTATTTATGTCCTGCTAAATTAGCTACTATTGGATATGGTAATACTTTTTATAAAGATGGTAAAAAAGTTACTATGATTGATAAATCAATAACTAAAGCAGAAGCATTTGATATGTTTAAAGACATTGCTGATAATTTTGCTAAAAGGGTTTCTAAATGTGTTACACAACCATTAACTCAAAATCAATTTAATTCTTTAGTTTCATTCGCTTATAATGTAGGAGTTGCTAATTTTATGAGAAGTACACTTTTAAAGAAGGTAAATAACAATAGATTAGACCATACGATAAAAGATGAATTTTTAAAATGGGATAAAGTAGGAACAAAAAAATTAGCAGGTTTAACTAAAAGACGACAAATTGAAGCAGACAATTATTTCACGAAATAAAGGAGTTTTATCCTTTTGGTTAGCAGTTTTATTAGCTACTATTTCAATTGCTATATTATCATCTTGCTCAACAAGAAAAGTAGTGATAGAAGAAGTTAAAAAAGATTCTTTGTCCCAAATTTACACTAAAATAGAGACGAAAGAAGATATAAAAATTGAAACTAAAAATAATATTGTAACTGATGAGTTTATAATTACTCCATTAGATACTTGCAAAGATATTGTTATTGATGGCAAAACGTATAGAAACGTTGTTTTAATGTACAAAAAGACAAAAGACAATAGTTTACATAAACAAGACATAAAAGTGTCTAAAATTGAAGATAAACAACAAACTACAAAGGTTAAAGAAAATACAAAAGTTAAAAATATAGAGAAAACTTCTAATCCAATAGGATATATTTTAATTATAATTATAATTTATTTATTATGGCAAAACAGACGGTGGTTTCTACCCGTATAGAAACTAATATTTCAAGACCAGGTGTACATTCAAAAACAAAATCTTCTAAATTAAAATCTTCTAAAAATTACCAAAAGAAGTACAAAGGTCAAGGTAGATAATTATCCGCAACACACTTTGTTTTTTGTTCTGTTTATTTTATTTTTTTTAATTATTTTTTTTAAACTTTTTTTGTTTTTAAGAACATTTCAAAATTACAAGTTTTTTTTGACATTATTGCAATAAATTAAAATTAGTTATTTACAAATATTGTTAATTGATATTATATACATTTGACAAATGAAAAAGCCAACACGTAAAAGTTTAATAATAAAATTAGATACAGTCTTTAGTCAATATATAAGGCGTAAAGATGCTATTGATGAAATAGCTACTTGTATTACCTGTAATAAAAAAGACCATTATAAGAAACTTCAGTGTGGACACTTTATGTCACGTAGACATTATTCAACACGTTGGGATGAAAACAATGTAGGTGTACAATGTTATGGTTGCAACATTACAAATCAAGGTATGCAATATGCTTTCTCAAAGTATTTAACACAATTTGATAATAACTTACCTGATAGTTTATTAATTAAATCAAAACAAATAGTTAAATTTACAGACGTAGATTTGATTGAA